GCTTTGCTGGTGCGCACCATCAACCGCCGTTTTAATAGCCCCGATGTTCTATATGGTGCTTTTGCCGCATTCTCTGCCGACATGACCGGGACTTCCTGCTTCGCAGCGCTCAGCGGAACCCTTGCGGCTTTTCTCAGTGCTGACAGCAAATGCTTCTTTTTTAGGCGGTCTGGAATCTCGCTTAATACACGTTTCAGATCGTCAATTCCTTCGATCTTGATTGAGATGCTATCGGCCATCTCTAACCCCATGCACTGCGGCAATCTCAATCGTTCCGGCGTATTGATCAGTCCCCGGTATCACGTTGGTTATGTCGTAAAGTTCGGCTTTCCAAACCACGCGCATATTTGTCTCAACGCCTGCCCGCGCTCTGATTAAAAACCGCGCATCAATGACGTGCTGCTGTTGATTTGCGGCATAGAAAGCATTGCCGCGCAATGGCATGACTTTTGCCCACACCGTAAAAGAATCGGCCCATGTCACGACCTCTTCGCCGATGGCGTTGCGCGTGACTGATTTGCTTTGCAGCGTGATGCGCTGGTTAAACTCGGCAGCGGAGATCATGAGTAAATCCGCGACAGATCAAGCAGTCGATGCCAGAAGCGATCGGGCAACGATGTTGCTTGCTTGGTCGTCATCGTTTCGGCTTGTGCCGCCATCGTCCCGATAGCGAGCAGCATCCACGCCTTGATGTTTTCCGGAACATCGGTTTCGTCGCCATACCCGCAGATGTAGCGCACCCGCACAGCATTTGGCACAGCGTAAGTCGCTGGCCATGCCTTACCGTAAGCCAGCGTTACATAGCCCGGCTCTGAGTCTTTGTCGAGGATGTAATCCTGCGGGTCTAGCGTCTGTTCGTTGCCTGACTCATCAAGGTATTTGACCGAGACAACAGACTGAATCGGCGATCCGTAAAGCTCGAAATCTGCCGGGAAGGCATCAAGCACTAATTCCCGCGTTTGCGTGCAAAGCGCCCGGCCTGTCTCATGCTCTGCCGAACGACGAGCAGCGGGAATGATTACGCCAGTTAGCAGGGAATCAAGCTCATTGCCATCGGTGCGGCATTGAATCTTTGCCTCGTCAAGCGTGACCGGCTCGACCGTCGGCTGAGTGATGATTTTGTAGGCCATTGTTCCCCGATTCGTGGGCGTAAAAAAAGCACCCCGAGAGGTGCTTGATGGTGTTTAGTAGCGTCTGCCGGCTGTGTTGCTTGGCCGGCTTGTTGTTGGTCTAATCACGATCGGACCGCTACCCGAAGGAGCGCGGGTATATGAGCCATTTGATGCAGTGCCAGCCGATAGGCTTGATGATCCGGTCAAGGTTGCCCCGGGTGCCGTAGCGTCTTGGTTTCCGGTCGCGGACCCTGCTGATATTGTGCTACTGCCAGATAACGTTACCCCCGGCGCAGTGGCGTCGCCGGATACGCCGCCCGTCGCTGTACCTGCCGAGATTGACGAGGTGCCGGTGAGCGTTACCCCTGGCGCCGTCGCACTGACAGCTCCGACTACAACGGTTGCAGTGTCGCTGCCGATAAACACCTTATCGGCAAGCACGTTATAGCCAATGGTGTACGAGCCATCCGGCGCACCGGAGAAATCAAAGCTGCCGTTTTCGTAGGCAAAAAACACCCCGGCAGACGGCGTGGAGGCAACAACCAGGCGCAACTGCTTGCCAGCATTGGCCGGATTAATCGCATCGTCGTAAAGCAGCCCCGGCCCGTTGTCACCAGTTGCCGTCTGGCTGGCAATCGTCGCGGCCTCAATACCAACCTGCGGCACCCCAAGGATGCGCCGACCGCCTGACGACTGATTGAGGTTACGTAACATCAGGCAACCGTACCCGGCTGGTAATAAACACCTGCACTATCCGCCGTGCGAGCGATCAGGAAACCTGCCCCGGTGGGCAAACCTGTCAGCGAAAGAATGCCACCAGCGCTGGTGGTGCCGGTGCCGTGCGTTAGGCTGGTTGGCGTAGCGCCGATAGCACCTTGCCACCATGTCCATGTGACCGACGTACTCGCCAGCAATCCCGCCCCGGTGTTGTTTTCCATCGCGTCGCTGGTAAATGTTCCAGCGCCGCCACTGCCGGATGCTGATCCTGCTGAAATGCTTGATGTACCAGTTAGCGTTGCCCCTGGCGCAGTGGCATCTGTGCCACCCGATCCACCTGTTGCCAATCCGGCCGAGATTGACGATGTTCCGGCCAGACTTGCGCCAGGGGCAGATGCGTCTGTTCCTCCCCCGGCCGAAAGTAAAGAAATCGCCCCACTAGCTCCTAGTGAAGCATAAAGATCAGAAACCTGCGTTGCATCAAGCGCAACGTCGAATTCAATGATGTAATTGTGCGAAGCGGCGAGACACCCCCCATACGCACCTGTGGTATCCCCACCGATATAAGCAGACTGTCTTGAGCCATTATAATAAAGCTGAGACTGTGCAGTGAGGTTGCCGTTTTCAATCAACCCACTAGATGCTTCACCATTACGTGTAAAGCCAACCATTATTGGTGATGGAATAGTGCCTTGAACCGCGCCGGCCCAAGCGCCAGCCATTCGGGTTTTGGCTACTATCGTAGAGCCTGTCCAAAAAGTACCGGGGGAGATCGCTGAGGCTGACCCACCGTTGGTGCCCCTGACCGCTAATACTGCACCAACAGTCGTAGCATCAGTGTGTACTGATATGAGGGTTATTTGTGCGGAACCACATGTCTCTATTCCCGGCGTGAACGCAACACCCTGTGCATTACTTGATACTTGCAGAGTTTTAAAAAACTCACCATACCCATTAGTACCATAGGTGACAGCAGCATGAGGAGTAAAGACACGCCCTGGCTGCACCAGGTCTTTAATTACGCCACCATCAACGCAAATAAAGGACTTCAGATTTGCGAAAAGTGGGTGACTTGTATTTAGTGTCAATGCCATGTTTTAGCTCAGAGGTAGGATGCTGATTTTGTCAGTGACACGGGAAACAACACCGATGGCATCAAGGCGTGACGAGTAGAACAAGCGCCCGTAAGTCCCATTTTTTGCTGCGTTTGGTAAGAGCGCACCTGATATTGAAAACGTCGGTGGTGTGCCTGTGTTTACCATGAACTCGGTTGTCCATTCATCTGTTTGGGGGTTTTGACCAATAGGCGGTGGGGTTAATTTCACCACTGTCCCGTGATCTGAACCGCCACCCCACAGGTAATAGACATCCCGAACCGTGTCATAACAAAAACCGGCAGTACCTACTAATGCTGAACTGGCAGGCCCGCTAACTGGTGGTCCTGCAGGCAGGGTCCACGCAAAGCTTGCGTTAGTTGCTGCTGACCAAACACGTAGCCCCCACCCAGGTATGAACACCATCACATTGCGTTTTGTGTTCCAGTGGGATGAGTAATAACCCGTGGTCCCAACATTTCCCATACCGAACAACTGAGTAACAACCCCCGTTGTCAGATCAATACGCTTACAGTCAGCATACCCACCCGCCGGCGACTTATAGATTGCATTATCTTCAGGGTTGTAGCAGGAGACTCCCCATGAGTTCAAAAAGTAGGGGTCACCAGAATTCAGGTAATCCGGTCGCCACACTGGGTCGTCACGGGAAATATGAGCCACGTAGACTGCACCACCGCCTGCATCGTAAATTGATCCACCAGTACAGTACAACGCCCCATCTTTTTCAAACAAGTTGTTATAGCTGTGAACTGTTCTGGTTTGCCCATCAGGATGCAAGAAGTAGTGCACAGGTGACACCGCCATGTCGGTAGATGGGTTGTTGATACGCTCCCATGTCGGCACATCGGCGTACATATTTGCAACGTACACTTCGTTCCCGCCGTAGTCAGTATGACCCCCACCAAACACCCAAAAGTTACCTGTGGCCTCCCCAAATGCACCACCACACCAAGCGTCCATTACCACTGATTGCCCGCTTGTAGGCGTGCCATTGGTCGTGTACTGCCAGGGCGGCTTTAGCGGATAAAGTGGATTTGCAGCGGGGTCGTTCTTGGGGTCTAAAGCACTGACCGTGTTGGCGCCTATCTCATTGGCCCATGTGCGAACCGGGAGATTGCGTCGCCACATCGGCATGGTGTGACAGCCGGCAGATATTCTTCCACCGGATGCGCAGGAATAGGATTCGCCCACGGTCAGTCCTTACTGCGGGGTGCCGATGTGCAGGGTGCTGGCGTTGAGGGTAAAGGTGCCGGCAGTGGTCGTAACCGTAGAGGCAAAATCGTTTTGGAAAATCAGTGGCGAGGTGCTGCCGGTTCCGGTCGATTTGTAACAGACGGCGCGGGTAGCACTCAGCGTCGAGGTGGGCCACGTAGTCTGCGGGAAAACGATAGTCATCCGGTGATTCGTGGTGTCCTTGGTAAAGGTCGGGACCACGGTATTGCCACCTGTGGTGTAGCCGCTACCGGAAGCCAGTTCATAGGCCGACACATCAGACCATCGAGTGTGCGCGGTTTGTGATGGCGTGTAGCCGGTGACCAGGGCGCATTTGAAAGTGTCGGTTTTGAGGATGTTGCCGGTAAAGGCGTCGTCGACCACGCTGTCGTAGGCGAACGATGCGGCGAAGGCTTGCCCACCGAACAGGCACAGGGTGGAAATGAAGAGAGCGGCGAGGGTGAGGCGGATGTTTTTCATGGTGATTCCTTTGATTTTGCATTGGTGATGGGAGAAACCGGCGCGGGCGCCAGCGATTGGCCGTACTTGGCAGCCAGCTTTTCTTCTTGCTGCAGCTCGTCGAATACGTCTTCGATATCGCGGCCCATTTCAGCGGCGATTCGGGTGCGGCTGGTGATTTTGAGATCGATGCCCTCTTTCGCGGTCTGAATGTCTTTAAGCGGGTCGACCCATGACCAGCCACGGAATTGCCAGGCGTGGGCGGCGAATTTGTCCATTTTTACGACGGGCAATGGGCTGCCGTTGGCGAGGGCAATGGCACCATTGAATAGCGACTGGCGCAGCCATTCTTTGAATATTGGCTCAAGCCAGGCAGCGGCGAACCATTTGTGTTTTTTCTTCCACTCGTCGCGCGTCGAAAGCACGGCAGCGCGGATGCTGGAAAAGTTAACGGCTTCGTAGTCGTTGCACAGTTCTGGGTAGCTGGCGCCCGGCAGGCCGCTGGCCATGCGCTGATATGCGGATTTTAGAAACGGGCCAAAAACCTCATTGGGGTATTTGCTTTCGACGACGCGGATGTCGGTGCCGTCCGGCAGGGTGTCCCAGGTGCCGGGCGCGCTGGTGGTGATGCGGGCGCCGGATTCGTCGCTGGCCTCGTTGCCGATCATTGGCGCAGCGCCGTCTGGCGTGACGAAAAAGCCGAGGTGGTCGGCGCCGTGTTTGGCAGCCATCAACGCCGATAGGGCGAATTCGCCGGCGTAGTGCATGGATAGCATGCTGGCGTGCATCCAAGGGATGCCACGGCGTTGCTCGGGCCGGGTGTTGATAAAGCGATGTAGCACGGCTGAGGCGTCGACGCGCTGAGCGCTGCGGTTGCTGTTGTGCAGCGAGCCGGTGGTGTAGTGATAGGCGACCGGCTTGCCGTGGGCGTTGACTTCGACGCCAGCGACAATGGCGTTTTGACCCTGCCCGGCCAGGCGGTTGTGCCAGGTGGCGAGGCGATCAACGTCGATGATGCGCAGGGCGTAGTTGTATTTGTTGCCGGATTCCGGGCCGATTATCGGCAGGACGAGGCATTCTCCATCGCGGGCGGTGCCACGGGCGATGGTCTGGCAGATTTCGGCGAAAGAGTAGCCGCCGGAGACTTCGCAGACTTCGCGTTGCGACCAGTCGGACCAGGCGTTTTGAATGGCGACGCGGGCGCCATCATCCGGGGCGCCGGGCGCGTTGTCGACTAGCGAGACGAGGCGCGGCGCATCGGGGCCGATGAGGTTGGTTTCGACGATGTCTAGGTAGTTGCGAGCGAAGTCGTTGTTGTTTTCCAGCGCGCGCGAGCGGTTGCGCAGGGCGTCGAGGTCGTTGCGGATCTCGTCGTTTATTTTTTCCTGCGTTACTTGCCAGCTCGAGGTCAGGCGATTGAGTTGGGCGGCAGCAAAGCCACGCGCTTGCGCGGGCTGGCGAAAGGCTTTTACGGCCTGCGTGATGCGTTGGACGATGCCCATTAAAACCTCAGATAGATGCGACCGGAGCGGCCGCCGCCGTTGCTGCCGGATTGCGCGCGGACCTCCTGGCGATAGCGGTCACGCAGCTTGAGCAGATCCGGGATGGGGATGGTTTTCAGGCGGCGCCCGGCAATTTCGTATTCAGCGACGCCGATGTCGCGCGCTTCGATCCACGCTTCGAGCGCGGCCAGGGTGCGCTGGGCATGGGAGCGGGCGTCGAGCCCGCCGGGGCTGGTGCCGGCGTAGTCGGGCAGGATGTCGAGCAGGCCGCTGCCGACGCTGTAGGATTCGCTGCCATTGCTGACCCGCTCGTGGTAGGCGTAGTTGCCAGCGCCCCAGGTGGCGGTGATGGCGGCGGCGACGGTGGATTGGTGCAGGTCACCGGCGGCGGCGGAGACGATGGTGATTTTGGCGCCGGCTTTGACCAGTGTGGTGGTGATGTCCCAGCCGGCGGAGGCCGGGTAGTCGGCTAAATTGCGCGACCAGGTGACGGTATCGCCGGCGCGCACGCTTGCCGGGATGGAGGTGGGTACGGTAGTGGCCATGCCACCTTTTACGCGCCGGGCGCGAAACGTTTAAGGCATGGGAGTTCGCGCGATGATTTGCTGCACGCGGCGGGGCGACAGGCCAGTGCATTCGGAGATTTCGCGCGGGGTTTGGCCTTTGCGCAATCCTGCCCAGACGGCAGCATGACGCTCTTGCACTTCCATGGCGAGGGCGCTGGCGATGTAGCGGCGGTCGCCACCATGTTCGACCCGCAGCTTGCGCTCGAGGGACTTGAATTGTTCGCGCGGGATGTTGGTTTCGGCGGCGATCAGATCTAGGACGAAGGCGAGGAAATCCACGGGGCTACCATCCGATGTTGGGTTTTGGGAATGCGGGGTGAGTTGGGCGCTGGCGCGGGTGGGCGGGCGCCGCTGGTTTTTGTGGGGGTTCTGGGATGTGCGTGACGGTTTGCGGTTGGGCGAAGAGATCGCCAACTGCTGGCTGCACCTTTGCCGCCAGGTCGTCCCAGAATTTGGCGCTCTTCTTGGCCAGCTCGAAATGTGTTTCCAGCCAGACGGCGTATACCGTGCAGTCCCATTTTTCGACGCGCTTGCGGGTGGCTGTCCAGGATGACTCCTCGCTCCCGCGCTGACTGCGGCGGGTGGTGCGCGCCTCGCCAGTGAATTGCTTGAACCATTCGTCGCTCAGCTCATCGCTGAAATGGATATAGCCAGGGCCGGGGCGGGTGATCTGCAGGCGTCCATAGATCAAGTCTTTGGCGTGGTTGGTGCCCACCCACCACAAAATCAGGCCATTTTTACGCAGTCGACCGCGCCAGTCGATATCGACTTTTGTCGTGCCATCCTTGATATGCTTTTCACGGCCGGAGCGACCGGCGATGGCGAATACCTTTTTACGGGCATGCTTGGCTGCCCAGTTGTAGACGGCGTGGGTATTGTGGCCACGGCTATCTATAGCGGCGCCGGAAATGCGCAGGGTAGTGCCGGCGGCATGGGGGAATTCTGTTTCAAAGAGGAATTCCTCGAGGTCTTCCCATACCTCATCTTCGTCAGGGTTGCCAAAAAATACACGGTCGGCAATAGTCCATTTTTCACAGCCTTTACCATAGCCCCAGACTTGGCACTCAAGCCGGTTGGGCTGGGTATCAATGCCGGCGAGCAGCAGCAGCGTGCCCATGGGGCAGCGCTCCAGGGGAAAGGGTTCGGCGCGTGCCCGGAGTTCGTTTTCATCGGACTTTTCAAACGCTTCGGACCAGTATTCGCCCAGAGTGGTATTGGTGAAGGTCTGTAATTTTTCCTTTTTCCCTTCGCCCGATTCACGCACGGCGCCGAGGAATTCACGGACGATATTTTCCCATGATACGTTGGGGCTGTAGGCGCTCCAGGCGTGGAATGCAACATGGCGCGGGGCGCGGATGATTTCACCTTGGGGGTTTCTGAAAACGCCGGCAAGATCGAGGGTGGTTCCGTCTTCGGCTTGGTAGCGGCCTGTGTGAGCTGCTGAAATTTTCAGGTAAGCGGCCTGATCGATCAGCGCGCCGCAGTGTTGGCAGAGATGGCGGACCGTTTCCGGGTCATCATCGGTCCACTTGAGGCCGTGCGGCTCGTCTTTTCCGCCCCAGGTTAGCGGGTGGAATTCGCCACATTCCGGGCAGGGAATGTGGGGCTGCAGGAATATTTCTGCATCGCGCTCGCGTTTTTCAATGTTTGAAAAGCCTTTGAGCTTTGGGGTGCTGCCGAAAACCATCTTTGGGAAGGTGGCGCCTTCGACGCGCTTGGCAGCCAGACCACCGGCATCACCCTCTTTTTCGATGTTGCTGTCGAAGGCGTCGTATTCGTCCAGGTAGGCCACATCGGCGGAGATGCGGCGGTAGTTTTTGGCGGCTTT